CGAACTGTGGAAAATATAACACATACTGCGGCAGAAAATGCCAGAATTATGCGTGAACAAAACATAAAGCCAGGAACGCCCGAGTGGTTTAAACTATGGTTCAGCCTTCCTTACTTGACCGGCGAATCCAAAAAATAATAAATAACATATCATGGAACAATTACAACAAATTGCTAAAATTGCTTTTGCCAGTGAATTTAGTTTTGCACTAAAAGCACAGAATTTTCACTGGAATGTAGAAGGCAGCGACTTCTTAGAATATCATCAACTATTTGATATTATCTATACAGAAGTTTACGGCAGCATTGACGACTTTGCCGAGAACCTACGCAAGTTACAAACATATACACCTGCTAGTTTAAGTCGTTTCAACATGCTTACCAAAGTTGAAGATGAAACTGATATCATCCCTTTACAAGCAATGGTCCAAGAATTATTAATGGATAATGAAAAAATGATTATTATCCTAAAGAAAGTATATGATGCTTCCGAAGCTGCCGGTAAACACGGTTTTAGTAACTTCCTAGCAGAGCGCATGGACGCACACGAAAAGCACGGTTGGTTCTTACGTTCAAGTACAAAGGGACAACAACAATGAGAGCCAGCGAATTCATTGTTGAAGGCGGCATGAAGAAGATGAATAAGATGCACAAGGCTGCCATGAAGAATGCTACTACATATCCTGGTTTAAATATGAACTCAGGAAGTATGTACACCAACTACAGATTTGGCCTAGCATTGGCAGGTGCTCCTGATTATCCTACCAAGGCAGACAACTACATTGCTGGAGATCCATTACTTTCTCCGTACACTGAAGAAGAAATGGAAATGATTAATGCTGCAGCCGCTCAAGTAGGTGCTGGTGAGAAACAAGTATGGAGTAGCAAACGCAGTGAGGAACTTCCCGGCGTATATGCTGTAAGTCCTGTAAGTAATTGGATGAAGAAAAAATGAAACACGAATTTAAAGTTACCAAGTCTAAAGACCAAACTGTCTACACGTTAGAAAGTGCCACAGGTGGCGGAACTAGCTCAGGCAGCGGTGCCAGCGTAAGCACAGCATTAGGTGGTGTACAACGTAGACCCGCAGATTCAATCTTTGCTCAGGAAGGCAGTAAAGATAAAGTTGATGCCGGCAAGCCTCGTAACTTTGTAGCCAAGAACGCTAAGATGGGCGGTGCTGGCAAGATGAAGGATAAAAGTAAAACTATTCCTCGTCATGAAAAACACAAGAAGCCCGTTGCTGAGCAAGGTGTGGCAGAGAGCAACCACGAAGGAATGTATAGTCCAGAAGCAATTGAAATGGGCAAACATTTTATAAAAGAATTTAATTTAACTGATGATATGGATCAACAATTGGCTATTGAAATAGTCGATAATTGTTTAGACGGCGGTTTAACTGATCCGAATCAAATTAGAAAACAGGTAATAAAATATTTAAAACAAAGTGGAACAGTTATACAACTTCGCAAGCAAGGTGTGGCAGAAGAGTGGAGTCAGAAGTATAAGAGCAGTATCAACTGTAGTCATCCAAAAGGCTTTAGTCAGAAGGCTCACTGTGCTGGTAAGAAGAAGCACGAAGAAAGTATGATGACAATGGAAGCAGTATGCCCAGATTGCGGCATGTGTGAAACACACGGTGACAATATGATGGAAGTTAAACAACGCCTAGATGCTAAATGTTGGAAAGGTTATCGTAAGGCCGGAACAAAAATGAAGGGCGGAGTTAGAGTCAACAACTGTGTTCCTGTAAGTGAAGGTGCGGAAGATCACGAAATAAAAATGGCCAGCAGTGAATTACAAAGCATTGCTAAAAATGCTGTACACTTATTAGACCTAGTTCGCAAGTACAGTGAGCAAGAAGGTCTACAAGCCTGGCAACAGAGTAAGATTACCAAAGCCGCAGATTACTTGAACTCTGTACTACAAAGCATCAGCGGTGAGCAAAGCGGTATGGAAGAAGCACGTGATAACTATCACGCCAACACCACAGGATTTGGGCGCAGACCAAGAGACGACGAAAGACACGACCTAGATACACAAGTTGATCCTAGAGAAACCATGATGTGGAATCTTACTGTTGACGGCAAGCCACTAAACCCAGAACCAATCATGGGTCGTAGTAACTTAATTAAATTTGGCAAACAACAAGCAGCCGCAGGCGTAGACCTTTCTAATGCTGTAATTTCTCCAGTTAAAGAAATGGAAGAAGATGCTTATATGATGGAACTTGCCGCCAAGTTAGCAGAGAAGATTCCAGCTAATGCTGATGTTGATTATTATATCAAGGACTTTGCTAAATCTACCGCTCCTCAGTTTAAAGGCAAGACTCCTGCTAAACGCAAACAAATGGCCATTGCTGCCTACTACGGTAGTAAGCAAAAGAAGAAATGAAAATAATTGAACTACTTCGTGAAGACAACGAGTCTAAGATTGTAGCCGAAAAGAAAAAGCGTAAAAGCAAATATCGTCAGGCTGCATACGGTCCTGGACCGTATGGATGGTACGGATATCATGCTGGCTACAGTGGAGATAGTTCCGGTGACGGAGGCGGTGGTGAAGGAGAAAGCATTGAAAATGAAAACTTTGCCGATGGGAAAAATCCTGGACGCAAAGGACTAGCTAAACGTAGTGGAGTAAATACCAAAGCCAGTGTTAGCAGCCTACGCAAAACAGCCAAGAACAGTTCAGGTGAAAAACAGCGTATGGCACATTGGTTGGCAAATATGAAAGCAGGCAGGGCAAAGAAAAAATGAGAGTTACAGAATTATTAGAATCAGATGACTACGAAATACATAACCACGAAAAACTAGACGAGATACTGGTTAAGTTATGTGAAATGATTATTGAAGGACAACAAGAAGACAGTGAGCATTTTGGTATGGTTGCTGCCGGTGTGTTAGATCCTGATAATAATTTAGCCGCTTCTGTAAACTATCCACACGAAGATGGCACAAGAGTACACGCAGAAAGAGCTGCCATCGAAGAATATGAAAGTCATTATGGTCGACCTGTGCCAGAAGGTAGTATCATTATTACCACTCTAAGTCCATGTAACGAAAATGGCACTGAGATGGCCAAGGGAAGATACAAAGAAAGTTGTACTAAACTGGTCAACGAATCAACCGTACACAAAGTATACTGCGGATATCAAGATCCAAGCCAAGGCAACGATCAACACGACGAGCGTACATTTACTCTAGAAGAAACACGCAATCCTGCTATACGTAGTCTCTGCGAAAAGTTTGCTAATACATTCTTAGAAAATGATTTAAACGAAACTGCTGCCTGGAGACGTAAAGAAGGTAAAAGTAAAACTGGTGGATTAAATGCCAAAGGGGTGGCCAGCTATCGTAGAGAGAATCCAGGTAGTAAATTACAAACTGCTGTTACCACTAAGCCTAGTAAGTTAAAGAAAGGCAGTAAGGCTGCTAAACGCCGCAAGTCATTCTGTGCTAGAATGAGTGGAGTTAAAGGACCAATGAAGAAACCAAATGGCAAACCTACACGGAAGGCCCTGGCATTAAGAAAGTGGAACTGCTAAGAAGTCAGGTGCTAATTTGCCTTTAAGCCACATTGGCTGTACTAAACGAAAATAAGGAAAGCGAATAGTTAGGGGTCCTTAGATGCCTTATTAACCACCTGACAGCATATTTATTAAATACACCATGTACAATTTTATAAAAAAATTACAAGAAGGCAAATCACTAAAGGAATTGGAACAAGCATCTTTGCCATATGCTCGCGACGGACTTGGTCGTAGTCTAAGCAAACAAGCACTCGATTATCATTATGGAAAATTGTACAAAGCCTATGTTGATCGTTTTAACAAAGGCGAAGGCGACATAGACTTCAACGAAGCGGGTGCTTTTTTACATAACATATATTTTACACAATTTAAATCTCCAAAAAATTCAAATACGCCCAGCGGAGCCAGTGAAGAGTTTATTAACCGGCATTTTAAATCATTTGACCAATTTAAAGCCGAGTTTGAAAAAACTGCCATGGGCATACAAGGTAGCGGTTGGGTTTATCTAGCTCGAGATGGTAAAATCAAAACTATTGTTAATCACGAAATTAAGCAAGATATTATATTACTCATAGATTGGTGGGAGCATGCCTGGGCTCTGGACTACCAAGCAGATAAAAAGAAGTATTTAGAAAACCAGTGGAAAATTGTTAACTGGGATATTGTCAACGCCAAATTATAAAAATAAGTTTGACATTGCTCCTTGTATCACTGTATAATAAGTGAACAAGGAGTTTTTTATGGGTAAAGCATTTGGTGCGCCTGAACAGGCCAAAATTAAACAAATCGTAGCTGAGGGCATGACAGTCATGCAAGAGATTCAAGATCTCACAGAAGGCTTGAACGAAACAATCAAAGCAGTGGCAGAAGAACTGGAAGTTAAACCCAGTGTCATTCGCAAAGCAATTAAAATTTCAATGAAAGATCAGTGGGATGCTGTTTGGAAAGAGTTTGACGATCTAGAAACCATCGTTGATATCAGTGGGCATTCACAGCGTCGTGAAGACAAATGATTGACACAATTTTTAAACCTACATTAGATTGGATCAAAGATGACTTTCGTAGCAATAGGTTTCGTTTTTGCGTTGAGTTGCTTGCTTGGGGCATTTCAATTGGGTGTTCGATTGCCATGGCTCTTACAGTCCCGAATCCGCCCTTACTTACTCTTTACCCTATATGGATCTTCGGTTGTGGCCTCTATGCTTGGGCTGCTTTTACTAGGAAATCTTTTGGGATGTTGGCTAACTACCTATTGCTGACCACAATAGATACTGTAGGGCTAATTAGGATGATAAATATTTTATGAGTAAGGTACGATCAGCCATAATTGATCATAGAGAAGGTTGCCGGCCATAAGCGGTATAAGGAAAATTAGATGAGTTATGTAGATGCTCGATGGGATCGAGAAAAGGACATTGTTCAGGTCGTTGAACGTGATCCAAAGAAAGGCAGAATCTATCAAGAGTTTGCCGCCAAGTACTTGTTCTATTACCCAGATCAACGGGGTAAGTTTAAATCCATTTACGGAGATAGCCTAAGTAAAGTTACAGCACGTAACTGGAAAGAGTTTATCAAAGAACAAAAAATCCACAGCAGTCACAAGTTATTCGAAAGTGACATCAATCCAGTATTCCGTACACTAGAAGAAAACTATCTAGGCAAAGACGCTCCAAAGCTCAATGTAGCATTTTGGGATATTGAGGTGGACTTTGATCCAGAACGTGGCTACGCAAGTCCAGATGATGCGTTCATGCCAATCACTGCAATTGCTGTTCACCTACAATGGTTAGATACATTGGTATGTCTTGCTGTGCCTCCAAAGACATTAACTATGGAGCAGGCACAAGAACAAGTCAAAGAATTTCCTAACACTATTTTGTTTGAAACAGAATACGAAATGTTGGACACATTCTTAGACATTATACAAGACGCAGATGTGTTAAGTGGATGGAACAGTGAAGGCTTCGATATGCCGTATACTGTTAATCGCATTATCAAAACACTGAGCAAAGAGGATACCCGTAGACTATGTCTCTGGGATCAATTTCCAAAGAAGAGAGAATATGAAAAATATGGGAAAAATGCTGTTACTTATGATCTTGTTGGTCGTGTCCATCTTGACAGCCTCGAACTCTACAGAAAATACACCTATGAAGAGCGTCATACGTATCGACTAGATGCCATTGGTGAAATGGAAATTGGTGAAAGTAAAACTGTCTACGAAGGCACATTAGATCAACTTTACAACAATGACTTCCGTAAGTTCATTGAATACAACAGACAAGACTGTGCCTTGTTAGATAAACTAGATAAGAAATTAAAGTTCATTGACCTAGCTAATACCGTTGCTCACGAGAATACTGTGTTGCTACAAACAACAATGGGTGCCGTAGCTGTTACAGAGCAAGCCATTGTAAATGAAGCACACCACCGTGGACTAATTGTACCAAGTCGTCCCAAGCGTGATGAAGATGCTACCAATCAAGCTGCAGGTGCTTATGTTGCTTATCCTAAGAAAGGCTTACACGACTGGATCGGTTCAATGGATATTAACTCACTATATCCTTCTGTGATTCGTGCGTTGAACATGGGTCCAGAAACTATCATTGGACAGTTACGTCAAACATATACACAAGCAGAAATAGATGCCAAGATTGCCAAGGGTAATAGCTTTGCCGCGGCATGGGAGGGCAAGTTTGGTGCCAATGAGTACGACTTTGTTATGAACAAAGACCGTGCCAATGATATTGTTGTTGAATGGGAGAATGGGCAGATTGATATTATGACTGGCGCCCAGATCTATGAACTAATCTATGAAAGCAACAAGCCGTGGATGTTAAGTGCTAATGGTACAATCTTTACACACGAGTTCGAAGGTGTTATTCCCGGACTGTTAAAACGTTGGTATGCTGAACGTAAAGAGATGCAGGCCAAACTCAAAGTGGCAATTGATGCCGGCAACAAGATCGAAGAAGAATACTGGGACAAGCGACAGTTGGTTAAAAAGATTAACTTGAACAGTTTGTATGGTGCTATTCTTAACATGGGCTGTAGATTCTTTGATGGACGCATTGGTCAAAGTACAACACTAACTGGTCGTGGCATTGCCAAACACATGGCTAGTAAGATCAACGAAGTTATCACAGGCGAGTATGACCACGTTGGTAAGAGTATTATCTACGGTGACACAGACTCTGCTTACTTCAGTGCTTACAGCAGTCTTAAGAATGAGATCAACAAAGGTCAGATCCCTTGGGACAAAGATACAGTAATTAAACTCTATGATACCATTGCCGACGAAGTAAACTCAACGTTTCCGCAGTTTATGTTAGACGCACATCACTGTCCAAAGAGTCGTGGCGAAGTTATCAAAGCCGGACGTGAGATTGTTGCCATCAAGGGCCTATTTATTACCAAGAAGCGTTATGCTGTATTGTACTACGACAAAGATGGTAAGAGACAAGACACCGGAGACAAGCCAGGCAAGATCAAGGCCATGGGCTTGGATTTGAAGCGCAGTGATACACCTGAATTTATGCAGAAGTTCTTAGAAGAAATCTTAACAAAGGTATTGAATAATGCCCAAGAGACAGAAATCTTAGAACGTATCAGCGAGTTTAGAACTGAGTTCAAGGCTAGACCCGGCTGGGAGAAAGGTAGTCCAAAACGTGCTAACAACATTGCGGAATACGAAGCCAAAGAATCTAAGTCTGGCAAAACTAACATGCCTGGTCATGTACGTGCTAGTATTAACTGGAACACCTTAAAGCGTATGAACGGTGACAAGTACAGTCAACAAATTGTTGATGGTATGAAGGTCATTGTTTGTAAAGTTAAAGACAATCCACTAGGCTTTACCAGTGTTGCGTATCCGGTAGACGAACTACGTTTACCTAAATGGTTCCAAGAACTGCCGTTTAATCACGCAGAAATGGAATCAACAATTATCAATAACAAACTTGATAATCTTATCGGTGTTCTAGAGTGGGACTTAGAATCTACTACACAGAACAATACATTTGGTAGTTTATTCGATTTTGAATAAAATTTATTTGACATCTACCACAAATCTAAATATACTTAATCAAAGGACTTTAATATGAAAGACATTCTACAAGACATCGTTGCTCACACCAACAA